TATTCTCAATTATTTATGGAACTAGCTACCGATGCGGATGCAGCGGCTAAGTTTGTGAACGGTATTATTCCAGTAGCGACTACTCAGTCGACACCGGCTCCAGTTACGCATCAATAAAAATGTTAAGGAGGGTTGAAGAATGCTTCGGATTACAATACCGGCTGTTGAACAATGGGATGAGCAAAAGCAAGAGTTTATCACCACAAAAGAGCAGACGTTGTCACTGGAGCATTCCCTCGTCTCTCTTTCAAAATGGGAGTCTAAATGGTGCAAAGCGTTCCTGACTAAAGATGAGAAATCGTCCGAAGAAACTTTGGATTATATAAAATTTATGACTCTTACCCAGAACGTAGATCCAGAAGTATATAACTATCTTACTAATGGAAACATTAGCGAGATTAACGAGTATATAGAAGCTCCGATGACCGCCACTTATTTTTCGGATGACAAAACCACCGGTAAAGTAAGCAGAGAGAAGGTTACAGCGGAGCTTATCTATTACTGGATGATCGCTTTGAACATTCCATTTGAGTGTCAGAAATGGCATCTTAACCGTCTTCTTACTTTAATTAAAGTTTGTAATATTAAGAATCAGCCACCCAAGAAGAGAAGTAAGAAAGACATAATGAGCCGCAACGCTGCTTTGAATGCGGCTCGTAGGAAGCAACTAAATACAAGAGGATGATATTGAAAGGAGTGGGTAATATGTTCGATGCCACCACAATTATTGAGGCTGTGTTTGCGCTGATTAGCATCGTTATCACGGCCGTCATTATTCCCTATATCAAGAGCGAAACCACGAAGCAGCAGCAGACAGAGATCAACGCATGGGTAAAAATTGCCGTTACTGCCGCTGAACAGATCTATGTTGGAACTGGTCGCGGCGTAGAGAAAAAAGCATATGTTCTGGACTGGCTACACGTTCATGGTATTACATTCGACGAAAATAAACTGGATGCAATGATCGAGGCAGCTGTCTACGACCTTAAGAACGGAGTTATTGCCACAAATTAGACCTGTCATGTAACAAATAATGAGAAACAGCCCGGGAGTTGAGGATATTGAAGAAATTCTTTAATCGACCCCATGAGTTTAGCTTTAAAGACCTGTTGGCCGCTGGTTTCTGTGGAATATTTCTCTATTTCTGTTACCGAGCCTTAAACGGGGCCGAAGCAGGCGTCGCCATTGAATTGGTGAAGACCCTTGTACCGCTTATCGGTATTATTCTTGGTGGCTATTTCGTTCAAGAGAGCGCCACGATCTGGCTAAATAGAACGCAAGGGGTCTCATTACTATCAACAGTCAATCAATCAATGCCAACCTATTCCTCTTACTCAGGCAGTAATAAACCAACAATTTAAGGAGGTGCTACGAAGTGAAATTATGTATTGATCCAGGCCATGGCGGGACGGATTCGGGTGCGCTGACCTCCGGCGGCTGGATGGAGAAAGAGACAAACCTTCGGGTGTCTCTTATGGTGGCGGAAGAACTGGTTGGCAGCGGTATAGAGGTAATGCTAATCCGCAGGGATGACCACGATGTCGGCCTCACAGAGCGGTGCCAGATGGCCAATAACTGGGGCGCGGATATATTTATAAGTCTGCACGCCGATGCTGCAGGTCAAAGCGCCCACGGACATCATGCCATTTACAGCATCCATTCTCAGCCCGGTCAGGGCGGTAATAAACTTGCAAGGTTTCTGGTGGATCAGCTTACACTGACTACAGGTCGCCAGCCCCTTCCACGTGGAGACAACGGTGTTTGGACTAGGGCAAGCGAAAAAAACCCGGATACCGATTACTACGCGGTAATACGCCAAACAAACATGCCCGGCGTCATTGTAGAAAGAGGGTTTTTAACCAATCCCGAGGACGCGGAACTGCTGTTTGATGACAGCTTTCTGCGCCTGCAGGCACGGGGTATTTCAAGGGCCATCAAACTTTACTTCGGAATTAATATTGAGGAGTTGATAATTGGCATGTTTAGCGACATTATAGGTCATTGGGCAAAGGGGAACATCGAGCATCTTGCACAAATCGGCATCGTCGCCGGCAAGGGAGATGGCACCTTTTCTCCGGATACGCCGATTACCAGAGCGGAGACGGCCGTCATAGTGGACCGGGCCATCGCCTACGTTTTGGCCGAGGTTCAAAAAATACTCAAAGGGGCTGCTTAAACCTACTAAAAGGGGAATTTTATATGATAACATTCAGACAAAAGGGTGACTTCTCTAAACTGACACGTTTTTTGGAGAAAGCTAAAGAGGTTGTTCGTCTCGGAGATCTCGACAAGTACGGTCGAGAGGGAATAGCCGCCCTTGCGTCTGCAACACCCGTCGACTCCGGACAAACAGCTAATTCTTGGTATTACAAGATAGTTAACAAGAACGGATCGGCAACAATTACTTTTTATAACTCAAACATTCAAAATGGAGTTCCAATAGCTATCATTCTACAGTACGGGCATGGAACTCGTAATGGTGGCTGGGTACAGGGGCGAGACTACATCAATCCTGTTATCCAGCCTATTTTTGATAAAATCGTAAATGAAGCATGGAGGGAGGTTACTAAGCTATGAGCAGGACAATCGATTCAAGAGTCGTTGAGATGCAGTTTGATAATAGACAGTTCGAGTCTAATATCAAAGGTACATTATCATCTCTTGATAAACTTAATCAAAGTTTGAATATGACCGGAAGTAATAACAGCATGTCAGGACTTAGCGGGGCTGTAGAATCGGTCCGTATCAAGTTTTCGGCTCTTGAGGTCATGGCAGTAACAGCCCTCGCAAATATCACCAATTCTGCGATTAATGCCGGAAAGAGGATCGTTTCAACTCTAACTATTGATCCGATTATGACGGGTTTCTCAGAGTATGAAACCAAGATCAACGCCATTCAGACAATTATATCCAATACCGCAAGTAAAGGCACGACTATGAAGGATGTTACACGAGTCATTGATGAATTGAATGTATATGCAGATAAGACGATTTACAATTTCGCTGAGATGACCCGTAATATCGGTACTTTCACAGCCGCCGGAGTTGGTTTGGAAGAATCAGCAAAAGCCATACAAGGTATTGCTAACTTAGCGGCAGCATCCGGTTCATCTTCGGAGCAGGCATCGACAGCAATGTATCAACTTTCTCAGGCATTAGCGGCTGGCACAGTAAAGCTTATGGACTGGAACTCGGTAGTCAATGCTGGTATGGGTGGCGAGAAGTTTCAGGAAGCACTAAAGCAGACAGCAAGAGAACATGGTATTGCCATAGATCAAATTATTCAAAAAAATGGTTCGTTTAGAGACTCGTTACAAGAAGGATGGATTTCCGCTGATATTCTGAACGAGACTTTGAATAAATTTACTGTCGAGGGCGCGACCAACTATGCCAAGAGTATGATGGAGTCTGGTAAATGGACTCAAGAGCAGGCTGATGCTCTTATTAAAGAAGCTCACGCCATGGAAGATGCAGCCACTAAAGTCAAGACTTTTACTCAATTATGGAGCACTTTGAAAGAGTCTGCTCAATCTGGTTGGGCTAAGAGCTGGGAAATCATCATTGGTGACTTCGAGGAAGCCAAGGAACTTCTTACTGAAATTGGCGATGCATTCGGTGGTATTATTGGTAGATCTGCGGATGCTCGTAATGAGATGTTGCAGTTCTGGAAAGACAATGGTGGTCGTGCAGCACTTATTGATTCGTTTAGAAACTCGTTTGAAGCATTAGGACGAGTTTTAAAACCTATTGGAGAAGCTTTTAGAGAAATCTTTCCTCCAACAACAGGTGCACAATTAGTCTCTATAACAGAAGGACTTAAGAATTTCACAGAAAGCCTCAAAATAGGAGACGAAACTGTCAAAAACATTAAAGACACATTCAAAGGTTTCTTCGCTCTTCTTGATATTGGTAAGATGGCTTTAACAGCAATCGTTGGAGGCCTTCTTTCTCTTGTTAAAGCATTATTTCCAGTTACTGGTGGTTTTCTTTCGGTAACCGGAGGTATTGGAGATTTTATAGTTGCTATTCGTGATGCATTAAAGTCTTCAGATACATTCAATGTAGTAATTCAAAATATCGGTAAAGTCTTAAAACCAGTTGCAGAAGGAATCGTGATGTTTACCGATCTAATAGCAAGTGCCTTTAAAGCTGTTAGAGCACCAGACCTGACTGGTATTGACGAGCTTACTGGACAAATAGAAAAGAGATTCCAGCCTCTAATTAAACTTGGTGAAGCTTTTAAAGAATTCCTTTCTTTCTTTTACAATCTAGCATCTACAATTGGTAAGATACTTAGTGGATTGAGTGACAGTATAATTAAATCACTAAACGATGCTAATTTCAATTCCGTATTTGATTTAATAAACAGTGGTTTATTTGCTGCAATATTATATGGGATTAAAAAGTTCATAGATTCACTAACAAAAATAACAGATAGTGCTGGAGGATTCTTATCTGGTATTACCGATATTTTTGATGGAGTTAGAGGTTCTCTTGAAGCTTATCAGTCTAGTTTAAAAGCGAATGTATTATTGAAAATTGCTATATCTATTGGTATACTAGCTGCCGCATTGTTAACTATATCAATGATAGATTCCGAAAAACTTACAGTTTCATTAGGCGCTATGACGATAATGTTTGTAGAACTTTTTGCCGCTATGTCAGCGTTTAGCACTCTTAGTGGACCCCGTGGTTTTTTAGCTATGATGAAAATCACAACTGGAATGATAGGTTTATCTGTAGCAGTTCTTATACTTGCCTCAGCAATGGAAAAGTTGGGTAATCTTGATTGGGATGGCGTAATTAAAGGACTTGTTGGTGTAGCTGGGTTATCCGTTATATTAATTCAAACGTCAAAAGCATTAGAAACAAGTTCTAAAAGTCTGATATCAGCATCCGTAGGTTTTATAATATTTGGTACAGCAATTCTAATCCTTACCCAAGCTGTAAAACAGTTAGGAGATCTAGACCTTGGCGACTTGGCTAAAGGGTTAGTTGGAGTCGGCGTCTTAATGGCTGAGTTAGTGTTATTTATGAAGGTTGCTGATCTGAGTGGAATGGGAGCAATAAAAAGTGTTGGAATTCTACTTTTAGCAGCTGCTATAACC